AGGACAAGATAGACATAGAGGTAATCCCTTCCAGTACTTACGATAACTTAGAGGACATCCACGGCAATGCCATCCTCAAGCGTGAGAATATAGACGACTGGAAGCGGACAGTCCCTGCTGATGAGATCGAAACCCGAGTCTTCGGGAAGTTCTTCCACTTGCGTGGCATGGTTTATAAAGGCTTAGGGGTTATCCACCAACGCATGTTCAACTACACCTACCCAGACCCTGTGATAGCCGTGCTAGACCCCCACCACAGGCAACCTCACCATGTTATCTGGGCTTATCTAGACCGTATGGACACTTTATTTATAGACAGGGAGCTGGTCATGGGAGGTCGGATATCTGACCTATCACGCATGATACTCAAAACGGAGGCGATGGCAGGATACAAGATGCGGTTGCGTCTTATAGACCCGAACTTTGGCAGAACGCCCCTGATTACCACAGGAAGAACCGTCATCCAAGAACTCGCCACGCCTCCCTTCCCTGTACGATTCACCGAAGCCAACGATGACAAGGATGCGGGTATCCTCAAGGTTCGGGACTACCTGCATTACGACAACGCCAAACCCTTAGGGCTTACTAACTCCCCACGAATCTTCTTCCACAAGGACAGAGCCCCTGCCACCTTCAGGTCTTGCCTTAATTACCAGTACGAGGAGTGGATAGGTAAGAGTAAGGACAACAAGGACCCCAAAGAGAAGGACAAGCAGAAGGATACCCACGGAGCGGACGTTATCCGCTATCTCTGCATGTCTAACCCACGCTATGCAAGCCTAATCCGTGCTGCACAGCAGTACGAGCTTGTGGAGGCCCCCTATTAGAGCCAAAAAGTCCCAAGGTCCCTTTGTTCTTAACCGTGAGCAGCAACTGTCTATCTGCAAGAAGCTTGCTGAGTGGCATACGCCTCTTAGCATCCAGAAAGACCTGGAAGCACAGGGGATCAAGTTCGCCGTCACCACAATCTACCACTACCAGCGTAATCCCAAGTGGGTCCCTGTTATAGACCGCTTCCGCACGCAGTACGTGGCTGGGGTGATGCAAGTCCCCATCGCCAACAAGCGTATCCGCCTGGAGAAGCTGGAGAAGCTCATGGGAGAGCTAGACGAGTCCAAACTCAACATCGTTGAAAAGATCAAGAAGACTGTCTTGCTGCTCTCAGAGGCTAGGCAAGAGATGGATCAAGCGAAGACCCATATCCAGAACCTCTTTGTGACTCAGGTGAACCAGATGGGGGATCAGGAGCTCCTAGAGAAGCGAGATCAGCTGATACAGAAGGCGATGACCCTCAAGATCACTCCAGAAGGAGGAAACGGTGCCAAGCGTATCGAGGAAGCAACAGAAGTTCTTCCAAGCTGAGCTAGGGCGTAAGAGATCAGGCAAGAAAACGAGTACAGGCTTGTCAGACAAGGTTCTAAGTGAGTTTGCTAGTTCAGTCACTAGAAAACAGAAAATGAGAGGAAAATAGATGGCACTTCACGGACATGGTAGTTCTCATGGGAAGAAACCGAAGGGTTTATCAGATCCAGATTCTAGGATTGCGACGAACCCTTCTCGGTCTGTCCGCAATAAGCCGAAATTTGAAGTTCCAACTCGTATGAAGAGAAGAGGTAGCTCAGCTATGAAGAAGTTTGGTAGATAATGGCTGGAACGCTTAGGAGGATGGGTGAGAATCTTAAAAGCCTCAAGGGTGGTAAACCCCTTTTCATGAGAGGCAAAAAAGGGGTAGACGAGGTCTTTGAGAAGGCTCGAGAGAAGAGTAGATCACAACCCAAGAAGGTTCTAGACAGAACAGACAAGATGCAAAGAAGAGGGCAGTAGTGGCAAGAGAAGTCAAGAACTCACAGCTCAAAGAGACTACAGGTAAGAGCGAATCAGTCGCTAAGCAGCCTGAGGACTCTATCCAGCTCTCTCTAGACCTGAATCTACAGAAAACAGCTGTAGGACTGATCCGAGAGGACTTCTCCTCCGCCAAGCTGGCTAGGGATGAGCGGGACTACGGTTTTGACGCAAAAGGCTCTAGATTAGACTTTGAACGTTGGCGGAAGGACTTGTTAGACCTTTATTTCGGGAAAAGGGAGCCGAAGACCAAACCGTGGAGGTTTGCCAGTAACAGAAGCATGATGATCATGATGGCTATCGTAGAAGTGCTCCATGCCCGCCTTTTTGCCGCTACGTACAACGAGGAGCTTACCAGATGGCGTCCAGGTGAAGTTACGGACGAAGACAAGATAGAACGCATCGAAAAGCTCATGTTCTGGTGGGTCCGGGTAAGAAGCAAGCTGAGAGACTTTTTTGACCGCTGGGTGCGTATGGTGATCGGATTTGGTGGGATTCTCACGGAAACCACTTGGGATGTCCAATTTATAGACAAAGGGGAGTTTACACAGCCAGAACCCGTTACAGACGAGCTGGGACAGCCTGTAGTGGGTGAAGACGGTCTACCCACCACAAGACCTCCAGAGAAGGTTCTAGAACGCTTTGAGAAGTCTAGAAGCGACATTATCCCGATTGAGGACGTATTTCTTCAACCTGGAGCTACAGACATCCAGAGAGACCCCGTTATCATCCAGCAGGAGTTCTTCTACCGAGAACTCGAACAGATGGAGGCGCAGGGTCAACTTATCAACGTCTCCAAGCCTTCTGTGAAAGGGGCAAGGACACTCAAGGATGTCCTGCCTGTTACTGGTCTCTCAGGTGAAGGGCTGGACGAGGACGAACTGGAAGAGCTTACGAACATCAAGCGTAGGAACATCCCTGTAACGATTCACAAGTGGTATGGCGGGATAGATGTGGACAAGGATGGGTTCCCAGAGCAGGTGAGGCTGTGGGCGAACCTAGAGTGGGAAGTGTACTTGGGAGGTGTCCCATTATCAGCGATCTCGAAGAGAGGCATGAGGCATCTGGATATCACGATGTTCATGCCAAGGATAGACGAACCACAGGGCTTAATAGGTCTGGGTGTCATAGAGCAGGCCAAGGAACTAGCACTAGAGATAGACGCCATCTTCAACCAGATGACAGATGCCAACACTCTGAGCGTGTTAAGACCAGGCTTCTACGACCCCTCTGGAGACTTAGACGCAGGAGCTCTTAATCTCGCTCCGAACAAGATGCACCCAGTATCCAACCCATCACAGAACGTTTTCTTCCCGGACTTTAACATCCCCACAGAGAAGTTGATTGTAGCCATCAGGATGGTACTAGAGTTCATAGAGCGCCTGACAGCTGCATCCAGCTACATCTTGGGGAAAGAATCAGAGACTGTAGGAGGCTCAGGAACAGCCACCAGGGTCAACCAGATTGTATCGTCTGCTGAGCAGAGGTTTTCTATCCCAGCAGGCAGGTTGAGAGATGGGGCTGCTAGGATTATGACCCAACATCTAGACCTAGTTCAGCTTAATCTGCCTCCTGGGCTTGAGAAGCGTGTATTGGGTCAGAAAGGAGAACAAATATTCGGAGACAACGAGTTATCTCAAGAAGGCATCAGCGGTGAGTTTGACGCCTATCTATTGCCAGACGATTCACTAGGTTCCAAGGAGGTACAGAGGCAGCTGTCTCAGTTCCTCTACCAGATACTGCTCCCTAACATCATTGTGGGTTCAGACCCAGCCAAGGTGTACAAGATAACGGCAGACCTCCTCAAGTCCTACGGGAGAGACCCCGAGAAGTACCTAGGTCCCTCTCCCATCATTAGCGACATCTTAGACCCAGCAGATGAACATACTCTTGTCTTACAAGGTGATTTTGACAAAGTCGTCCCAACCATTGCCCAGAACCATTTAGATCATCTCCTAGAGCATCAGGCGTTTCTGCAAGATCCTGCTTTCTTACAGCTTGAAATTAACTTACAACAGCAGATAGCTCAGTTCTTGACAGCACACATCCAGCAGCACATGCAGATGATTCAGTTGTTAGCACAGGCTCAAGCACAGCTACAAAAGGGAGGGAAGAAGAATGTTGGAGGAAACGGAGCTCAGGGAGGAACAGCTTCAGCAACTGCGCCAGTTGGAACGGAGCCCGGGGTGGGCACTTCGGGTAACCCGTCTCAGCAAGGAAATAGAATCCAGAGAACTGGAGAAAGCCAAATACCTCGTTAGCGCTGATCTGCACAATGCTGTGATTACGCAGGGCTTTGTGACGGGTTTGAAGTATGCGATCAATTTGAGACCACAGGTTCAAGACCTAGAGCAGTTTGTCAACAAGGATGGAGAGGAGGTGGGTAGCTACTAATGGCGAGACGTAAGAGGGAGGTTGTTGACCCAGAGGTGGAGAAGAGTGCTGGTGCGAAAGAGACACTAGACGCTGCCTTTGATGCGATCAGAGACAACGAAAGTTATCTTAACCAAGAGAGGTTTATGACTCTCTACGATTACCTGACGGAGTTAAAGGCAAAGAGAGGATGGTAAGTAATGGCTGACGAAAAGACACCCACCACAAAGACAGACGAAATAGAAGTTGAGGTGGAGAAAGAGAAGGCACCAGCAGAAGATCCACAAAAGACTGCTGTGGAGGTTGACCTAGACGAAAAGAAGGAAGACAAGCTGGCTGATGTGAACACTCAGTTGGCAGACATGAAGAAGAAGATGGATGGGTTTGCTGGGGTTCGTAGGATCAACGAGAGGCTAGAGAAAGAGCTGAATGAGCTTAAGAAGCGCAGTACCCCGGTGGAAGACCCTAAACCACCAGTAGTCCCACAAGGTAATGAGCTGGACCAGATGGTAGAGAAGGGCAACTGGCAGGAAGCTGTAAGCATCTTGGCAGAGAAGAAAGCCAAGGAGCTTTTGGATATGCGGGAGTCGGCGAAGAAGGAAGAGGACAGGATACAGAAGAGCGTCAGGAATCTGGAGTCCGCCAAGGCTGCGGTTGTTGCAAAGTACCCGGAACTAGACCCTCAGACGGGAGACGAAGATTCTGTTATCCACAAGGCGTTCATAGAGGCACTCAACTCTCGTCCAGAATATAAACAGAACGATTTCGGGCCTACTCTTGCGATGATGGATATGGAGCGAATGCTTAAAGAACGAGGAGTAGACTTAGGCGCAAGAGAGGCTTCTGCGAACAAAGAAGTAATCCGCAGAGAACGTGCGGATGTCACCTCCATGCCAGCGGCAAGGAGTGGAATTAAAGGTGGTAAGGTCATCATTACTCAGGAACAGAAAGAGATGGCGGATTACCACGGCATACCATACCCGGAATACGCCAGGATGTTGAAGGCGCAAGAAGGTGGAGAAGGAGTCACGGTGCAATGAGCCCAGATGAGAAAAACCCGTTTTCTGAACCGCAGGAGGTTACTCCTGTGGTGGAGTCTCCGCAGGGAACGGTGAAAGAAACAAAAATAGTGGAGAAGCCGATAGAAGAAATCAGACCCACCGTTATCATGACGAACCAGGATGCCTATATCCATGAACGTATGAAAGGGCAGCCTGAAACGCTTGATGATGTGAGAAATATCAAGGTCGAGGCTCCAGATCAGGATAAGGGGAGGTTGGATCTCCCAGAGTATTTCAAGAAGTTTAGTTTCGACCACACAAAAGGAGAATTCATCTTCTACTGGCTCAACAAGGACAAGAGAGCGATTGACAGAGGTATAAACGTCAGGGGGTGGCTCTTGGTAAACAGGCGTTACTTCCCAGATGCACCCAAGTTTCTCTTCTCCGCAAATGGCGGGGTAGAGTTTGGGGACAGCATCTTAGTGTTTATGCAGGTCAAGAAAGCTCTTGCGCTCCGAGAAGCTCCAGGCATGAAGTCACGTGAATTAGTTCAAACTCGGACTACTGAGGTCGAAAAAGGCACTCCCGACAAGGGCGGGAGGCGTCAGATGGGTCATGAAGATGACCCGAACTACTACGCTCCCAAGCTTAGCAGCCCAGCGGGTGGCGAAGAGACCACAAGTCCAGATTACGTTCCCCCTGGAGCAGTCCAGGAGGACGATTTTTAAGGAGGAGAAATGGCTAACGACAACGAACCACGTGGCCTATTTCCGTTACAACCCCCTGGTGGTGGGACAATACCGAAGCATGCTTACCAAGTAGGCACATCTGCTGATTTGTTTGTAGGCATGCCTGTGTCAATAGGTGCTGGTGGGCTTGTTGATGCGATTATTGTAGGCACCGCTGGAT